GAGATTTTACTAGAACATTTACCATAGCTGATACAGTTGAAGTCGATAAAGTATCATTATCCGATGGTATGTTATATGTATCGCTAAGAAATGTAATACCAGATAATAAAAAGCCTAAAATATTTCAAATAGAATAATTAGGTTTTATAACTATAGGGGCAATCAGAAATGGTTGCCCCTTTTTTTGCTTGACGAAAAATGTCTTATATAGTATAATATGAATATACTTTAAATAGGAGGTTAATATGTCATATAGTCGGTGGTCTTGTTCAGATTGGTATGCATTTCATACAACTGAATCTGGTGAAACGAAAGAAACTCAAAAATTAGCTTTGTGGTATGCTGGTGCTGATGAGAATCCAATTTATACATATGAAGAATTAAAAACAATTACGCCAGATATAATTCGAGAAAGGTGTGATATGGAGATTAACGATAGTAATATGGAAGAAGCTCTTTATATTATAAAGCAGTTTATTATTGATGTTGATGATGAATTTAATCCAGATAAAAAATGAAAGAAAAATTTGTTAAATATTTTATGGATGTCGCCGAGAGGACTGCTCAGTTGTCCTATGCGACCCGTTTGAAAGTTGGTACGGTCATAGTAAAGAATAATCGTATCATTAGCTGTGGATACAATGGAATGCCTGCAGGGTGGATGCCTAATGATTGCGAATATCCCGTATATATTGATGAATATGAATTTATTAATATATCTCCAAGCGAGAAATCTCGATATAAGTATGACTCTGGATCTAAATGTTATAAGGGATTAAAAACTTACGATGAGCTAATTCATTCTGAGGCTAATGCAATTAGTCAGTTAGCTCGTTCAACAGAATCTGGCATAGGTGCAACAATTATTTGTACACATAGCCCTTGTTTGCAGTGCGCAAAAATTATATACAGTTCTGGTATTGAAACTGTATATTATAAAAACGAATACCGTTCTAATGACGGTATTGAATTCTTAAAAAAATGTGGTGTTAAGGTTTATAAAATAGAGGAATAAAATGACAGTTAAACAATTTAAATTATTATCAGGCGAAACAGTTCTTGGAACATATCTTGGTGAAAGCGAAGAATATTCTGAATGTTATTTATTTGAAGATACAATTCAGTTAGTTATTACTGATTCTCTTCAAAATCCAGCTGAACAATCAGTAGGATTTGCTCCATTCCCAGAATACAATAATCCAAAAAATAAAAATAAGATTCAAATTAACAAAAATTTGGTTGTATTTTATATTGAACCTGATGAACAATTTGTTGAACAATATAATAAAATTTTTGGTAAGATTGTTACTTCTTCACAAAAACTTTTTACAGGAAACTAAATGAGTAAATTCTACACTGACGTATCTATATTAGGAAATAGTGTTTTATACAAAGGGATTGAAAATGGTAAGCGAGTTCAGTTCAAATATGAATACTCGCCTAAAATTTACGTTAAATCAAATAAAACGAGCGACTGGAAAAATCTTTTTGGTCAATATGTTGAAGAGATCCAACCTGGAGATATTAAAGAAACTAGAGATTTTATTAAAAGATACGAAGATGTAGATAACTTCGAAATTTATGGTGATATTGGTTTCGATGTTCAATTTATCTCTGATCAGTTTCCTAAAGTCATTGATTGGGATATGGAATTTATTAATTCGTATGTATTGGATATCGAAACTGCAACTGAAAATTCTGGATTTCCATCTCCTGATTTAGCTGCAGAAGAGGTTCTTCTTATCACTATGAAGAACATGAAAACAAAACGTAGTACAACTTTTATGTCTAGAGAATATACTGGAAATAAAAAAGAAAACTGTGAGTTTATTTTATGTGATGATGAGTATTCTTTATTGAACCGTTTTGTTGATTTCTGGAAACATAGCGATATTGATATTATTACAGGTTGGAACGTTGAAGGGTTCGATATAAAATATCTTGTTAATCGTATTGCTAAAATTATTAGCGAAGATAGAGTTAAGGATTTAAGTCCATGGAACAGGATTAAAGAACGAAAAACTAAAGACGATTTTGGTAAACCAACAACTCTATTTGAAATTGTTGGAGTTAACGTTGTTGACTTTCGAGATCTTTATAAAAAATACGGTCAGAAAAAACCCGAGAATTTACGATTAGAAACTGTAGCTCAGTTAGTTTTAGGTCATGGTAAATTAGATCATAGTGAATTTGATACATTTAAAGATTTTTACACTAATGGTTGGAATAAGTTTGTGGATTATAACATTATCGACTGTGATAGAGTCGATGAGCTAGAAGATTCAGAAAAACTTATTGATTTGTGCTTAACCATGAGTTATTTGGCCAAAATTAATTATGGTGATATTTATAGCCAAATTAGAATGTGGGATGCAATTATTTTTAATCATTTAAAAGCGAATAAAATTGTAATTCCGCCTAGATCTAAAAATAGTAAAAATGAACAGTTTGAAGGTGCTTTTGTTCGTGAACCAGTTCCTGGGTTTTATCGTAATATTGCTAGTTTCGATGCCACTAGTTTGTATCCAAGTATTTTACAAACATGGAATATTTCGTTAGAAACTTTTACTGGTATGTTTGATGGTAATATTACAACTAAAGGTTTATTAGATAAAGAATATACTTTTCCAGAAGAATATGCTGTTGCAGCTAATGGTGCTATGTATCGCAAAGACAAAGTTGGTATGATTCCTGAGTTGATTGACGTTTATATGAAAAAACGTAAAGAAGCGAAATCAACAATGTTAAAATACGAATCTGAAATGGAGTTATTAAAAGCTAATAAAGATTATGATAAAAAAGAATACAAAAGAATATCTAATTTAATTTCAAAGTTTAATAATGAGCAGATGGCATTTAAAATTGCTATGAATAGTTTGTATGGAGCTTTAGGTAACGCTTTCTTTAGATATTACACCTTAGAAAATGCTCGAGCTGTAACTTTATCTGGTCAATACATTATTATTTCCGTTGGTGAATTTGTTAAATTAAAATTAGATAAAATGTTTAAAGCTGATTATCCATGGGTAATTTATCAAGATACAGATTCAATTTATCTTTCGTTAGAACCTATTGTTAATAAATTTTATTCTGATAAAGAATTTAAAGAAATTGTTCCTGTTTTAAGTAAAATTTGTAAAGAAAAGATTGATCCAATTATTAATGAATGTTGTGATGATTTGCAAGCCTATACTCATGTAAAACGTAACTGTATTTCATTTAAACTTGAGGGTATTAGTTCTAATGGTTTTTGGACTGGTAAAAAACGATATGCATTAAATGTGTATGAAAATGAAGGTGTTGTTTATAACGAACCTAAGATAAAAATTATGGGTCTTGAAGTTGTTAAATCTTCAACTCCATTAGTTATTCGCGATAAACTTCGTAGTTCAGTTGGTTTGATTTTAAACGGAACTGAAGGTGATATTCAAGATTTTGTAGCTGCGGTTAAATCTGAGTTTAAAAATTATTCTGTTGAAGAGATTGCGTTTCCTCGTGGAGTAAATGGTATTGAAAAGTATTCTGATTCAGAAACGATTTATGGTAATAAATGTCCAATTCACACTAAAGGATCAATACTATATAACAATAAACTTCGTGAAATGGGTCTTCAGAATAGATATGAAATGATTGGTGAAGGTGCGCATATTAAATTTTGTTATTTAAAATTACCTAATCCATTGAAACACGAAGTAATTTCATTTCCAGTTTCAATTCCACCTGAGTTTGATTTAGAACAATATGTAGATTACGATAAACAGTATGAAAAAACTTTCTTGGATCCATTAAATGGTATGTTACAAGCCGTTGGTTGGTCGCATGAAAGAAGAAATTGTATTGATGACTTTTTTGCTTAAAGGAAAATAAAATATGAGTTTGTTAGATAAAATTAAAAAGAATAGTACAATTAAAGAAACTTCGGTTCTTTCTAAATCAAAATTCTTTGTTGATAAAGATATGATTCAAACGCCAATTCCAATTATTAACGTGGCGTTATCAGGATCTTTAGATGGTGGGTTTACTCCTGGATTTACTATGTGGGCTGGTCCAAGTAAACATTTTAAAACTGCATTTAGTTTATTAATGGCTAAATCGTATATGGATAAATATCCAGAATCAGTTTTGTTATTTTATGATTCAGAGTTTGGTACGCCGCAATCATATTTCCAATCTTTTGGTATTGATATGGATAGAGTGATCCACACTCCTCTTAAAAACGTCGAAGAATTGAAGTTTGATATAATGAATCAGATTGATAATATTGTCCGTGGAGATCGAATTCTTATCCTTATAGACTCTATTGGTAATTTGGCTAGTAAGAAAGAAGTTGATGATGCCTTAGATGGTAAATCAACAGCTGATATGACTAGAGCTAAACAATTAAAATCTTTGTTTAGAATGATTACTCCGCATTTAATGTTAAAAGATATTCCATTGGTAGCTGTTAATCATACCTATAAAACAATGGAACTTTATGCAAAAGATGTTGTTGGCGGCGGTACTGGTTCATATTATGCAGCTGATAACATTTATATTTTAGGTCGCCAGCAAGAAAAAGAAGGAACTGAAGTTATTGGATATAACTTTATTATTAATGTTGAGAAGTCAAGATATACTAAAGAGAAATCTAAAATTCCAGTTTGCGTAAGTTTTAAAGGTGGTATTAGTAAATGGTCTGGTTTAATTGATTTAGCATTAGAATCTGGTATCGTTATTAAACCGAGTAATGGTTGGTATCAAAAAGTTAATTTAGCAACTGGTGAACTTTTAGAGAAAAAATATCGATTAAAAGAAACTGAATCTGCTGAATTTTGGGATCCTATTTTGGAAAGCACTCAATTTAAAGCATTTATTGAAAGTAAATATAAAGTATCTCATGGAGATATTTTTGGTAATGATATTGATGAAGATATTGATGCTGTATTTGCTGATGAGGAATTGGAAGATGCATAGATTAACTAGAATTGATATTAATGATATTTTTTATGTAACGCTTATTATTAGTTTTCTTTGTTGGACAATAGCATCTTGGTTTACTCATATTATAGTTTGTATTAACAATAAAGAATGGTTATTTTTAATTGCCGGAGCCATAATGGCTCCAATTGCGTGGGTTCATGGAACTGGCGTTTGGTTTAATGTTTGGTAGGAGAAAAAAATGGTTGACGAAAGAACCGTTGTAGAGTATAATTTCATTGAGGTCAATGGAGCAAATGGATTAAAATTAGAATCCGGTGAATTTGACGGGGTTATCGTAACATTAAGCGATCTTAGTGTTCAAGATGATGGTACAGATAATCCAGATGGATCTGCTGTGTTAAGTTTTAATTATGATGTCGTTTATGACGCCGAAAAACCAAAAGAATTATTTGAAACTATAGATTTTAAAAATACTATAGGTGATATATTAATGAAAATTCTTACTGACAGTATTAAAGAAGCAGGAGAAAATATTGAATCTGAATACGCTGATTTTGAAGAACCTTCATTACTCTGAAGAATTTACGAGAAAAGTATTACCTTTTTTAAGGGCAGATTATTTTAATGATAGAAATGAACGAACAATTTTTAACGAGATTAGTTCGTTCATTACAAATTATGGAAATATTCCAACATATGAAGCTCTTATTATTCAGTTAAATGAAAAAACAGTTTCCGAAGAAGAACATAAAGAAACTCTTACATTATTAAATGAATTGCATGAAGCTAAATCTGAAACTGTAGATTTAGAATGGTTAGTTGATAAAACGGAAACTTTTTGTCAAGACCAAGCAATCTTTAATGCTGTTAGAGAATCTATTACAATTCTTGATGGAAAACATAAAGATTTATCTAAGGGAAGTATTCCTACATTATTATCTGAAGCATTATCAATATCATTTGATTCAAGCGTTGGTCACGACTATTTGGGTGATGCCGATAGTCGTTATGAATATTATCATAGAACTGAGGAAAAAGTTCCTTTTAGTTTAAATTATTTTAATTTAATAACAAATGGCGGCTTACCGAAGAAAACTCTAAATGTTATCTTAGCTCCACCCCATGGCGGCAAAAGTTTAATGATGTGTAATTTTGCAGCTGATTTTCAGTTATCAGGTAAAAATGTTTTATACATAACTTGTGAAATGGCTGAAGAAGAAATCGCAAAACGTATTGATGCTAATTTGCTTAGAATATCTATGGATGATTTGATGCAATTGGATAAATCTTCTTTTGATAAAAAGATAAATTATGTTAAATCAAAAACGATTGGTAAATTATTTGTTAAAGAATATCCAACAGCTGCAGCTAATGTAAATCATTTTAGAACTTTATTAAATGAATTGCGTTTAAAAAAGAATTTCGTTCCAGATGTAGTGTTTATTGATTATTTAAATATTTGTGCTAGTTCTAGAATGAAGATGTCTGGTAGTATCAACACTTATACATATATTCAGGCTATTGCGCAAGAATTGCGTGGCTTTGCTCAGGAGTTTAGTATTCCTGTTGTAACAGCAACTCAAACAACAAGAAGTGGATCTCAAAGTAGTGATGTTGATATGAGCGACGTATCTGAATCATTTGGTGTTCCTGCTATTGCTGATTTTATGTGTGCAATCATTAACAGCGAAGAATTATACGATTTAAATCAAATAATGATTAAACAATTAAAAAATCGTTATAGAGATTTAAATTTAAATAAACGTTTTGTTGTTGGTGTTGATCGAGCTAAAATGAAATTATTTGATGTTGAACAATCAGCGCAGGAAGGTATTACTGATGCTGGAAGCATGGATCCAACTGAATCGTATAAATCAATGCAAAAACAAAATAAATTTGAAAAGAAATCATTTGACGGGTTTAAAGTATAATGAAAAGTGCAATAGTAATAATTCCTACAACAGGAGCTGATACTCTTATACAAACAATTGAGAGTGTTGCCAAACAGACATATACTAATGTTACCGCTCTTATTGTAGTTGATGGAAAGCAATTTGCTTCTAAAGTAAGAAAACTACTTTTAGGAAAAGGTTTTAACATTCCTATACGAGTTGAATACTTAGAAGAAAATGTAGGGGCTAATGGTTTTTATGGGCATAGAATTTATGCCGCTTATTCTCATTTAGTTAATGAAGATT